TATGTGAAGCTTGAGTAGGGGGTACCGGTCAACCGCCTCCGCGTAGGAAACTACAATCTCATTATTATAGATGACTGCTGTCACTCGGATGATGCTTTCAATTCACCGTGCATACGGTGAATTATGACCACATAATCTGGATGATACTAATACTCGCTTCGCTCTAATTTTACAAAAGTTAATGAGCGCAGCGAAATTAACAGAACTTCGCTAGAAGTTCTTAAATAAACATCATGGATATAAACAACTCAACTTTTTGTGCCGCGCCATGGTTTCAAATTAGAACTGATAGCAACGGAAACTTTCGTGCATGTTGTGACATGGACCAATCTAAAACTGAATTTACTGGAACTGTTGATTTTAAATATCCTGAGGTATCAGCTGATCAATGGTTAAACAGTGATTACGTTCAGTATGTACGGCAAGAACTTTCTGATGGTAATCAGATAAAAGAATGTAACAAGTGCTGGCAAAAAGAAAACAACGGTGCAGTTAGTCTGCGGCAGATATCCAATAACACAGTTACTAAGAATCGTGGCCACAAGATTGATCAATCCTGGGTCAAGGCATATCTCAAACATAAAACAGATTACAAGAGTGATTTATTACTGTCAGCCGATATTAAACTGACCAACATTTGTAATTTTGCTTGTTCTATGTGCAGTCCGTCAGATAGTAGTAAAATATATGCTCACTGGCATCAAACCAAAGACTCCTGGTGGGTAGAACATAATTTATCCAAAGATCCTGCATATTTAGATCAAGTTCGAACTACATTTGTTGAGAAAAATAATTATCAATTATTAAAATTTGTAATTGATAAAAAAATTCCTAATATCAAAGTATTGGGTGGCGAACCGTTGTTGGACACAGAAATGATGGCAATGTTGTCATCTATCCCTGACCAACAAAAACAAAAAACAGCCTTGACTATTGTGACCAACGGAAGTGTTTCTCTCTTGGAGACAAGCAAACAACTAGGTAAATTTGGTCATATAAATTTTTCTGTCAGTCTTGACGGTGTGGGGAACGTTCAAGATTGGATACGTAAAGGTAGTGATTGGGAAAGTGTTAGCAAGAATCTAGATCAATTTTGCAATCAAATGCCTGTATCTTGCAGTATAACCAGCCAGTGTACAGTTCAGGCAATGACACTACTACACATGGATCAGTTGATATTGTGGACTGCGCAGCGCAATATTCCGTTGATATTTAATTTATTAACCAAGCCCGAATGTATGTCGGTTGCAGTTATTCCTGACAAAATACGCAACGAATGCTATGCAAAACTATCTAAATTATCTAATCCGATTAGACTGGAAAATTCATTTAATCAAACACAAACACCTAGTAGTCTAGTTAACATGATTAAAGATATACCAGTTGATACCGGCAATCACTTCTTGTTAATAAATTTCTTAGAGTGGTACGATCCAGACCAAAATTGGAAAACTATTTTTCCTGAATGGTGTGAATATCTAAGTTGAGTCAACAATTAGAGATTGGTATCTGGCCAGTCTCTAAACAAGGCATGTTGTATATCACCTGACACAAACTGATTGAAGCTTTTGTGTTTGACTTCGAGTTCACCTTCAAGTGGTGCTACTCTCTTAAAAGCTAGATCCATCTGAGCCATGCCGGTGAACTCCATCAAGATCATCCATTCAGGCATGTCTGCAATTGATCTGAATCCCATCTTGCAGCGTGTGATTCTATAACTCTCCATCTTGCCTTCAGAGATCAGGTGATCAAAAAAACTCTTCATTCCGTTTACCCAGTCAAGGTCTGTGATATCGCCTTCTTTGTTCGCCCAAATTGTGTATAAGTCTGCCATGTTTTACTCCAGTGGTCCCAGTATTTCAAATCCGTCTATAGCAGATTTGTACAGGTGCGCCTGTTCAAGATACAGGTATTGAAACCCGCGAGCCCGGTAGATAGCACACTCTGTTTTCATTGTTTCTATTCCCAATCTTGTTTTGGGATTGTGATATGTCCAGGCAAACTGATCGCACTGTGCATTGTGCTGATCAAATCGCCGTATTAAGCTCCAGGCAACTAGTCGTTTGTTGTCGTAGTAGCCAATGATGTCGGCCATTGGATCAAGGTATCTACTATGAAACATGGGCATGACACTTGCAAAGTGCTTGTGAGTACAGTAGGTCTTGTAGATAGCATCTAGACGGATCAACACATCGGGCTCGCGACTGGTGATGTACTGCCAGTCCACTGTGGGTTCATAATTGGTTTTGCTTAGATCAACTCTGGCAAACTGATAGCTCATGATCTTGGATCCGCCCGATGCTGAAACAACTGTTCAAGATAAGGTTCAGGCCAGGCATGATAGAAACCTTTTTTCTCCATGGCGTGTGCTCGACTATTTAGATCTGATAGGGGTTGTAGTATGCTGAGTGCATACTGACCTTGATTCATGCAGATACCATTGACCATCTCTACATCTTCAGGGTGATCCTCCAGCACCAACAGATCGTTTGCCAACAAGAAATCTCGATTGGCAGCATCAAGTCTGCCGTGAAAATAGTTGTAAGTCCACTCGCCTGGATCGTAGGCATAGATTATGACTTCGTAGTCGCCCATGCCTTGGGCACAGCGGTCTTCAAGATCATGATACGGATCCATACCCACAAATATGCCCACAGTGCGTTTGAGTCGGGCTGACCTGGCAAACGGACATGGTGGAAAGTTGCCCAGTGCAGGATGTGGAACTTCTACAAAGGTTTCTGACCAGTGCAAGATATCTTTAGTGACTTGAGTGATGTTTAACATTAGAAGAATGGCAAGCCCGATTTCTTTGTGGTTTCTAGGTTGTCTTTGATCAGCTCGCCTACTAGATCTCGTTCGTTGACAGCCAAGGCCATGGCTTGATCGTATGTCAACCCACCACGCATGAACCAACTCATTTTCAATGCCTCCCGACGGATCTGCTGACAGTCTTTTTCCATGTTCTCAACCAGATCGTTGATTTGTTCAGGACTAGAGGTTAGGAGGCGTCTTCGAAAAAACTTGATAGATCCAGTGTAAATGCTTGCTTGTATTTGTGACTGCATTCTTTGCAAATCAAGTCCAGGGGCTTGACTTCGCTGGCCTGTTTGAGACCAATCACATAATCTCTCAGTTGATTGAATTTTTTGCTGTCGCAATTTTTTAGAAAATCCACAATGAACTCAGTTTCTGTTACCATGGCCTGCGGTGTTTTGATTGCAGCAATGCTTTGTGCAACTGTGTTTAGCGTGGTTTCATTGATTACAGCTATGCTTTTGTTCAGTTGTTCAATTTTAATTTTTTCATCTGCGTCACTGTTGATCAACTGCATGGCCTGCTGCTGTTCCAGTTGCACCTGATTGTTCTGATTCACAGTACGATAGGTTATGGGTTTGAAGTAGATTTCTAGATCGCCTATGTTCAAGACTTGATCATAATTGCCAACACTTATCATGTCGTTGACTCGTCTAAGATCCACAGAAATTTCATCTGCTTCGTTGCAGGCCGGGCAAGTGGTTCCAATTTCCATTTCGTGCCCGTAACTGGCAATTCTAATGCCTACTAGCACAGCATCAATGTCTGTGCTGGGCATAACCCAGGGATCTCGAATACTAGGAACACAGCTCTTGATCACGTTGACTGTGGCAGTACCGTTGAACAATGCATCAGGAGTTCGATAAGTGATCTCATCCACACTGGTCATGGGCAACACTGGCAATTCACTGTTGGGCGGCATCTGCAGAGTACCCGGCGGGTAGAATTTTCCACCAGATGGCAATCGGATGTAAACAGCAGGTTGGCGAAAATACTGGGTTAAAGGGTTGTTTGGTAGCATAAGTTTCCTCGATAAATATAATTATGACAAAATCTCCCCAGGATAAAATTACAAGGATTGTGCTATGAGTACTGAATCAGAACAATTGGCAGCAGCAAACGAAAAGGCCGCAGCGGCCAGTGAAAAACTAGCTGCGCTCCAAGATGTGCTAGGAAACCAAACTAGCAAAGCTGGGAAGGCCTTTGGAACCATAGTCGACGCCTCGGGTAGTTTTATAGGGGCCATGAATGCTGGTGCTCAGGGAATGAGCGCCTACAGTGGCCTGGTCGCTGCTGGTGGAAAAGCTCTGGGCCAACTGGCAGGCGAGTCGACCATTGCTGGCAAAAGCCTAGGTGCTCTGGCTGGAGCATCCAGCAGCTTGATAACAGCTATCTTTAAACAGAGTGACGCACTGTTCAAGAGCTATCAAGATATCAGTCAAATAGGTGCTGCTGGAACTTCTGGCATGCAAGGCGTGTTTGACAACATGCAAAAATTTGGCTACAGCATAGAAGAGCTGCCTAAATTTGGAGCATTACTGGCACAAAATTCAGAAGCTTTGGCTGCATTTGGTGGCACAGTAGAGCAAGGTGTCAAACAGTTTGCTAATGTAGCCGAAGGAATTCAACGATCCGGACTACAAACTGAATTTGAACGCATGGGCATGAGTGTTGATAGTATCAACAAAGGGACCGCAGCGTATCTCAAAACACAGGCCATGACCGGTGCCAGTGCTGCTAAATCTCAAGCTGAGCTCACAGCTGGAGCAGCAGAGTACATACGCCAACAAGACATACTGAGCAAGCTCACAGGAAAATCAGCAGAAACTCTGCTTAAAAATGAAGAAGCCCGCATGGCAGATCAGCGTTATAATGCTGTTCAGAGCGAATTGGAAATGAAGGCCGAAGAAGCCAGAGCCTCAGGAAACGAAGCAGCGGCCAAAGATTTTGAACGACAAAAATTGCAAAATCAACAGTTGGTGGAATCAGTGCCCGCTGGCATGAAAAAAGGTGTTCAAGATTTATTGTCAGGAGTTGCCACAACCAAAGAAGCACAAGCTGTTGCAATGACCAACAACAGAATGGCTCAACAAATTCAGTCTGGAAAGTTTGAAGCAGCTGACGTAATGACAACAGGAGCACAAGAATCTGCTGCCAATAGAAAGCGTAATATTGCGCTGGGCAAAACAGGGGTCATGGACGATACATTTGGTGCTGGGATGATGCAGGCACAAACAGAAATGGCGGCCAAGGTAAGAGCAGGAGTTCAAACTCCTACAGAAGCAAAAGCAGCCGCTGATGCTACCCAAAAAGGACAAAGAGACACGCCAGAAGCATCAGTGGCCAATCAGGTGGCCATACGCCAAGCTCAGCAAGAAGTAACTCGCGGCATGAACAGCATGGTGCAGGTGGGGGTGCATCCTGCAACTGCTGCATTAAAATCCTTTACTGCTGGGCTTGAAGCAGTAGTAACAAGAATGCCAGGAACCGGAGACAAGACCGGCATAAGAAACACTCCAGGCCGTGGCGATGTAAAAGGCACCGGATTGCAAGGCAATCTGATTGCTCCAGAAGTAGCTCAACAAAATAAAGAAACAATGGCTAAGTTTGCAGGCGCAGCCAATGCACCTGCAGCAGCTATGGCAGGCATGATTAAAAAAATGGGGCAACTTGAAAAGGCTGATCCAGCTACGTTGATGGCTGTGGCAGCAAAAGAATCATCAAGAAATCAATCAGCAGCACCCAATCAATCAGCAGCAGAAACTGCTAGACTAAAAGCAACATCAGCATCGGTGCAAGCAGCCACACCAGCAAAGACACAATTCAGTCTGAGTTCTGCCATGGCCAGCATAATTGAAAAAACCAATCTAGGCAAAACTCAGTACACAGGCCCTAATTCTACATTGCCGAGCCCTGTGGGTGATACTACTCCTACAGGACCTGCGGCAGTGCCAGCAACAGCTACTACCACTGATTCAAGCATGCTGACCACCAGCATGAATGAACTGATCAAACGTGCCACATTGCAGCAGAACAGCCTAGATGAACTGGTTGATCTCAGCAGAAGGAGCCTGGCCCAGAATGGCAAGTTACTTCAGGCTACAAGACAATAGCGGTAAATAATGTACTACGTTGTGATTCAACGTGTGATGCAATCAAGAATGGATTTCTAAATGACATGGCGTAAGTATTTCAAAGTTGCTGATCTTTCTGGACAGATGAGCCCTATCTCTGGCAACAAGGAACAGGGCCTGCCGGGCTATCCCAAAAATGATGGCCGTAACACCAACTCTTCGGAAACTGATTTTAGCTTCCGAAACTATGCCAGCCGACTGCCTGAAGTGTATTCAGGTCATCCCAATCGAATTGAACGCTACAATCAGTACGAAAACATGGATTCAGATTCAGAAGTCAATGCATGTTTAGACATTATCTCTGAGTTCAGTACACAGCTGAATGAACAAAACGACACTCCGTTTGAAGTGACCTACAACGATGATCCCACAGATCACGAAATAGAAATTATTCGCAAGCAGTTACAACAGTGGGTCAAACTGAACAGACTAGATCAACGCATCTTCAAACTGTTCCGTAACACTCTCAAGTACGGTGATCAGATTTTTGTTCGTGATCCAGAAACATTTGAAATGATGTGGGTGGACATGAGCAAGGTAGTGCGTGTGATTGTGAACGAAAATGAAGGCAAGCGGCCTGAACAGTATATTATTCGTGACATTAACCCCAACTTCCAGAACCTAACTGTGGCAGCAAAAACCACCACAGACTTCATGGTCAACCCTTCTTCCGGTGGCGGCGGATCAGGCGGTCCTGCCATGCAAGGCGGCGGATACACAGCACCAAACTCGGCACTGAGCGGTGCTTCTAGATTTAGCCGTGCTGTAAACGAAACCTGTATTGATGCCAAGCACGTGGTGCACATGAGCCTAAACGAAGGCCTGGATGTGTTCTGGCCTTTTGGTAAATCAATCCTGGAAAATATCTTCAAGGTATTCAAGCAGAAAGAACTGCTAGAAGACGCCATGTTGATCTATCGTGTGCAACGTGCGCCCGAGCGCAGAATATTCAAGATTGACGTGGGCAACATGCCCAGCCACATGGCCATGCAGTTTGTGGAACGTGTGAAGAATGAAATGCATCAAAGACGTGTTCCCACATACGGCGGCGGCGGCCAAAACATCATGGATAGCAGCTATAATCCGCTGAGTATCAACGAAGATTTCTTCTTTCCAGTGGGCGAAAACGGCCGCGGAAGCGATGTTACTACCTTGCCCGGAGGACAAAATCTCGGCGAAATTGACGATTTAAAATACTTCAACAACAAGATGGCCCGTGGTCTGCGTGTGCCTTCCAGCTACTTGCCCACCGGACCAGACGATTCAGATCGCACCATGCAAGACGGCAAAATAGGCACTGCCCTGATACAAGAGTACAGATTCAACCAGTATTGCGAGCGACTACAGGCCTTGATCATGCAGAAACTGGATGATGAATTCAAGATGTTCATGCGCTGGAGAGGCTTTAATATTGA